GAATCCAGGCAAGGGGTATAAGAAGAGTTTCGGCAATCTTAATCGAGGAATAGCCTCGGTTAATCATATCCTCAACCTCCCAACTCAACTCAGCCATCTTACCCATAAGACGCTTTAGTTACAGATGGTTGCAGGAACCCTATATTCGTTACCATATCGATCCATCTGAATGGTCAGTATCTGACGACACTGGGGGACCAGAACGTAGGGGTATGGGTTAGTTGGATAGTGCCCGATCATCGGTCCCTGAGGTACAGGAATCTGGGGGGCCTGTTGAACAACTACAGGGGGTTGATTGAGGCGCTGGATAAGCCAAAGACCGGCAATACCAGCCAATGCACCTTGCTCCCGATCGCCCCATGCCATAGCGGGGGCGGACAAGAGAGTACCAATTAAAGCAACAGCTAAAAGTTTCGTTTTCATCTTACTTCCTTTCTTATTTAACATATTTGTATTATATATTGTTCCGCCCAAAAGGCAACCGTTACGGTCCAATCGTTACGGTTTAAACAGCTTCTTAACAAAGTTACTGAGTAAATCATGATGGTGGTTGACGAACAGAGCAATTCGTTTCATTAGATTTTTTCTACCGTTTATCTTTCATCCAGATTGCCATTACTCTTCGTAAACCAGAATGCGTATATGCTACCCCATGCTCTTCTCTTGGACCATATGCTAAAACGTCTCCTGGGGAGGCCGGGCATACCGAAATATAAGGGTGCTTAAGTACCCGAGAGCTGGAGAGATATGTCTTCCCCTCCGTTGGATTTTTCTTATGATCAAATTCACTTCGAAAAATAGTCTCCCCGCCAATCAAATCTTCTTGTTTAAGAATAGTTATAGAAGTCAGAGAAGTGCCTTTATCTTCATGAATTCGCGCAAATGAATCAGGCATATACTCAAGGAAATACAGTTGATGAATATACTTATTTTGTCCCATTGCCTTCATGTATTTGTTAGCAAAATAGGACATTACAGGATCCTTTAACGGTACCTCGTACCATCCCTTTACATTAACTAAATTCATGTGAACGGAATAGTATATAAAATTTTTATAATTTTTATCTATGTATTCGTTTAACTCCGATAGCTCTATATCGCTTAAAAAACTAGAATATTTTTTCATGCATTCTTCACCCCTTCAATATGCTTACATGTTCCATGGTACTTATAACCTGTACATGTACATTTATATTCCCCATCATGATCGGTGACATAATAAACATCTCCCTTAGACCCCATAACCGCAACTCCTGGGGTATCCATATCAATCTTTCGAAGGACCTCAAAAGAGCGACCTTTTACGGAAATAGAGATAGGGTTTTTAAATATCTTGGATTCTAAAGAATCCCCTTGAATGTATGCATACATCTTAGACCGGGAATCATCTAAGAAGTAGATATGATTGATGTGAGAGGCAGAGCCCCAATCAGTAGTTTCTTGAGCGATTATCATAAGACAATTATATACTAGCTCAATAGAAAGATCAACTAATTCCAGTAACGACTATAGTCGGTACGCTCCCAATAAGCTATATTGTTACGGTTTATAAAGTTTTTAATAAGATACCAGGCCATGCCGAAGTATCCCATATGTTTGAATCTTCTATTGTCCTGTCCAAAATAATGTTTTACTAGTTTAAATTTCTTTACGTCGTACTTCTTAGAAAGAAAGAAATCTTCGCTTGTACCAAACTTTTCAGGAAACCCACCCAGGTTATCAAACTGCTCTTTTCGTGTTAACATAAATGCACCAACAGCGAATGGAACTTTGTACTTCATAATATTATTTACAGCATTAAACAACATGAATCCAATCTGCGCCCTTATATCACCATCGTAAGACTTTACATACAGCCCTACTAAGTCAAGATTATTATATTCAATCTCAGCAACTGCATCACTTATAACTGTATCCTTAAAGAAGCGGACGTCGGCATCAATGAATAGTACGTAAGGTGTAGTTACCAGTCGTGCCCCGTTATTCTTAGCAACACTGACCGGTCCTCCATCGATAATCTCAATATTCAAGACGCCCTTGTGGAATTCAATAATATCACGTGTATTGTCTGTTGAACAATCTGCAATAATTATTCTTGTATTACCTATCGATTGCTGACGAAGGTGCATTAATAAATGTAAAATATAGTTTTCTTCGTTCTTGCATGGAACAACAATAGTTATTTTATCACTTAATTGCATACGTGTGTTTATGATTTATAGACTTTCGCAGGGCTTTTAACCACAATTTTTTTTCTTTAATTTTATCATGACTAATACATGCTTGATAAATCTTTTTTAATATCTTTTGAACCTTCATAATCGTTTTCCTTAGTCCAGGTTATAATTTCCCACTTGCCATCATGATGCTCAACAAGAGCAGTACATGATTCCACCCAATCGCCATCATTCATATACATTACCCCATCTATTTCTTTAATTTCAGCATGGTGTATATGTCCACAGATCACACCATCAAAGCCACGTTTCTTACAATAAGCAGCCAGGGTTTCTTCAAATTTAAATACAAAGTCTACAGCTTTTTTGACCTTGTACTTAAGATACTTGCTAAGGCTAAAGTACCCAAAACCCATACGACGACGAATCCAATTAAATTTATTGTTGAGGCTAAGAACAATGTCATATGCTTTATCTCCTAAGAATGATATCCATGGCGCCAATCTGGTAATACCATCAAACAAGTCGCCGTGAGTTACTAGGTACCGCTTACCATTCACACCTAAATGTTCTGCTTGATTCTTAATTTCAATTTGACCAAAAGAAAACTGATAAGGTATCATTGGTCTTAAAAATTCATCATGATTACCTGCTACATAAATTACTTTTGTACCGCGCTTTGCATGACCAAGAATTCTTCTTACTACATTAGTATGGGATTGCTTCCAACGCCATTTATTCTGTTGTATTTTCCATGCATCAATAATATCTCCTACAAGATATAAAGTCTCACAGGTGTTATGTTTTAAAAAATTATTTAGCTTATCAGCTTGACAATCCCTAGTACCTAAATGAACATCACTTATGAATATTGTGCGATAGTTCATATTATTCCTTTTTATTATCGTCCAACGTATACCTGAGGTAACGCCTCTCTTCTTCTCTGCTCTTCCGTCTTGGGTACAAACTCATTGCCGTATTGGGGATACATTTCTTGCCGGGATTTCGCAACCAACATCATCATAAACATGAAACCAAAAACGCAAATCATGACACCAACACCCCACATGGCTAGTTCAGTTGCTTTTCTTTTTTTTGCCGCTCTCCGTCTATCATCTTCAGCCTGTCTCTGCATTTGTTTAGCAATAAGAACATTTTGTTCTTTCCCCATCTGTTTCATCATCTCTTCAACTTCTGTATGAAGAGCACCAAGTTCGGGGGGGCATTGATATACCATTAATTCACGTAACTCTGCACTCATTTGTTCTAGTTGTTTACGCATTAGAACACGTTGTAACGCACGTTTTCCTAGCGATGCATCACCAGTATATATTTCCTTTTTAGCGCGTCTTTCTTCCTCAGCAAAAACAGCCATACATTTGTAGAAGTTATCATAATACGTACCTAGGTGATTACCAATCTCTGCATAAATGTCGGTATGCTCATTGGAGTTGGCTTTCTTGTTTAGGGTTATTACTTCATTCTTCTCCCGAATGTATTGATTGCGCTGCTCTACAGTCGCAGGCTTATCGGCTGGATGTAATTTCTTAAATTGCTCATCAAGGTCTTTAAGCACATCCTTAACATCACCCGCAGCACCCTTGATATCTTTGTATAACTTACAACCAGCTTTAATAGCAGAAACTGCACCATTGGCTAACGCAAAAAGCGTTAATGGATCCATTTATCTCCAATCTTGAATTTAGTTACCTTTATGATAAAAAAATTACAAGAGAAGACCGCCAATCAAATAGTACAGATTATTTATGTCACCTTACTACTTCACCCTTACTTGCTCGCTCACTATAAGTTTGCATCCATTCCTTAACGAAATCGCCAGCCTGGTATTTGTTTATACCAAAGTGTTCTTGAACGTAAGGCCTAGCCCCAAACATATTTGTAGCTCCAGAGGAACGAAGTATATCTAAGAAAATATTAACTTCGTTTTGTGATGGTAGAGTTTTAGCTTCCAAGGGACACCTCATAAAAATTTTCGATTTTAGATCTAGAATACTGCTCAATGAATACATGATCACCATGTAGATCTTTAGTTAGACCAATAAGTTTATCGGTAGCCTTCCATAGGTCAAGCCATGTCGACCCTTCTACAGTAACAAAAATATCCTTACCTGAATAGTAAGAAGTTAATTTTGATCCTGAAGGAACTAATGAAGTATCATTAAAGGATTCAATTTCGTAGATTGACCAGATAGAATTCTTAAACCCATATAGTTCTTTAGCCTGTTCGGTCATTTTATACCGTTCATCCCAATTATAGGACTTACTCATTATGCTACCTCCATAAATTCATCGTAATTAATTCGCTTGGCAGGATAGGCAATCTTACCATCATACTCTAGCTGTGATTTCTCAAATTCAGACATAAAGTCATCTTCCACAAAGTCACAACCAACAATATACTCTTCAGCATAATCTGACTTATACTCAATCTTATCACGCATTGAGTCAACAATCATTTGTGCTTTCTTACCAGAAAACTCTTCGTCAAAACGAAAGCCTGGAACTTCCACAATAATCTCATTCCCACCCTTAAATTTCCAATACTGTGGGCACTCACCTTCCCCATCCCAATCATGGGCACCATAGTTTTCTCTGTACTGGGTTGTTAAAAGCAATTTCATACGTCAAACTCACATTCTTGATTGTTAAACAAAGCCCACTCTTCACCTTCGTAATTATAATTATACTCTTCAGCCATTGCAATTACTTCTTCTTTTACGTCGGAGAAGAACACTAGCTTACCAATACGAGTTCCATTGATAGGAGCATCCCACTCGGTTACATCGTAACGCATACGCTTATCATCATAATCCCATGTAAACTTGGCTTTAAAATAATCTTGCATTTCGTTATCTCCTTTAGATGTATCTATTATAGGCGATTTTGGTCGTTACGGCAAGCGTTACGTAAATCGTTACGTTAGCCACCAGAGTCTATGTCGTAACGGTGACTGCAGTGAATACAGGTGTAAACGGTATAGCAATTTCCTTTACTTACTCCCTTGTACTCATGCTTACAAGGAGTACCATCTGGGCGAAGAGGAACTTCTCCGGTTGGTCTACCATACATTCCCTGACCACCACAATTATTACATGCAACCGTATCGTTACTTGTATCGTAACCTGCAATTACATTGGCGTACTTCTTCATTTCTTCTGAAGCAGCTTGGCGACCGGTACCGTTACATACAGGGCAAACACCGTAACCTTCTCTCATCTCATCTCCTTAAATTATGCCCTATTATATACTCGGGCGAACGAACATGCAACTGTTACGTTACTAGTTTATATAAATATACGATACCCAGTCATTTAAAAGCTGAAAAAAGAACAAGATTCAAGGAATTTGGCTATGGTTACCAATTTAAAATGGTTAGTAGTTTTACTACTGACTATTACATTATCAGCAGCAAGTCAAAATAAAGATAAACTAGACGATGGAAAGAGGTGCGTGCGTTGGGGATGGACGGGTGATGTGTTTGAGCGAAAAGTATACTGCTTGGAATGGGTTAAAAAAGATTGCTCACAACGGCTTCACAAAGAAATATGTAGACAGGAATAAAACAAATGATAGATCCACTAACAGCACTCGCGGCGATACAGTCAGCCGTAGCACTAGTAAAGAAGGTATCAAAAACAGTTGACGACGTAGCATCACTGGGCCCGGTACTTGGAAAGTATTTTGATGCTAAGAGTAATGCAACGAAAGCAGTCGTACAGGCTAAGAGTAGCGGGAACAAGTCCAGCATGGGAACGGCCATAGAGATAGAGATGGCGATTATGCAAGCCGAACAGTTTGAGCGCGAGCTACAGATGTTGTTCATGACATGCGGTAAGGTAGACGTGTGGAATAAGATTAAAGCAAGAAGTGCCCAAATGGATGTTGAAGCTGCCCATGATGTAAGAAAAGCCAAGGCGGCAGCGGCTAAGCGTAAAGCAGAAATTGATGAAGCAATAGAACTAACTCTTGCAATTATTTTAAGCATTGTAATTATTGCAGGTGCAGGTTGGGGTATATACGAACTTATAAATTATTGCCAGACTTCAAGAAGCTGTGGAAGATAAAACCCGATAATAGGAGAGAATTATGCCCGAAGAAATCAAAAGCGAAAGCGAAATAAAAAAAGAAGACTGGATGAATGCTAAATGGCGTCCGATGATGGGTTGGATGTATATGGTGGTTTGTATGATGGATATGATAATTTTCCCCATACTATGGAGTGTATTACAAACTGCCACCCACACCGCTATTACACAATGGAACCCATTAACCTTGCAAGGTGCAGGCTTATTCCATATCGCCATGGGTGCCGTACTAGGATTGTCTGCCTGGGGTCGTACTCAAGAGAAATTAAATGGGGCTAACAACGGTGGTCTTGTTCCTGTATCACAAAGTATTACTACCTCCTTTGAATCTTCTGCTGTTACCCCTGCATTTAGACCAAGCGTCAGAAGACCGGAAAGAAGTTGGGTAAATAATAGTGAAGAGTTCTTACCAGGTCAAAGTCCTAAATTTACGGATGATTAAACTTAGGTATAATAAATATTCCTATGATACATTTCTACTGCTTTTATTCCGATAAGAAAATTATTGCTTCCGATCTACCTGTGAGTAAGATTAAAAGCAAGTATGGATATAGGTATGAGGTGTTAATCTCTATTAAAGATAAAGATGCTTTTGAAATCATATCTACTAAGCTCCTTAGATCGAACCCAGGGTTTACTGTAGACCATGACTTTCAAAAAGAAAAGGTTACTTTTTCAGAAGAAAGTCGTAAAAAGATATCCGACTCTAAAATAGGAAAACCTAGAGATGAAGCAACCAGACAAAAAATCTCAACTGCTTTAAAAGGTCGATCTAACTTTAAGGGAAAAACTCATAGCCCAGAAACCAAGCTAGCTATGTCTGAGAAAAAATTAGGTAATTCTCATACTAAAGAATACTACTGGGTGCATGACCCAAGATCAGATAAAGAGAAAAGAGTAAAGTCTCGCTTAGATGTACCAACAGGGTACTCCTTGGGGCGAGACTATTATTCTACTGAAGCAGGTCTTTATTTTTTTAATAAAGATCGCCATCAGGGCTAGACATCCACCAGTTCTCCCATGGGAATACTATCCAAATATCTTCTTCTAATTTATTAATATCGATTGAGAAGTAATCCACCTCAAATGTTGAACCCATATTGCTGATTAAGGTGGCATATTTGAAATTAGCTTCATAATTAAAAGTAAGATAATTACTTACTTCAGTCAATGCCTTACCCGTATCGTTTATATCGTCAATAACTAGTATATTTTTACCATCTGGTAAAACATGAGTATCTTCATCTTTATTTACCATGTAGCAGGGGATATCTAGAAACTGGCTTATAAGATTAGCTGGAACTGATCCCCCCCTTACCAAGCCCACCACAACATCAGGCTTGAATCCATCAATATACATTTGACGAATAATATCCATCAAACAATTTTTTACATCTGTATCACCAAGATATTCTTGTCTCATATTTTACGGGTAAGTTTCTCTGGATAATTAGTAATTAAGTTTGACACTGAATTAGTTACCTTGGCACTACATACTCGGCAGGGTTGTAGGGATTTTCTGTCTCCAAAAAACAAAGGCGTCTTGTATGCGGTAATAGTTTTTCCGAAATAAAATTCTTCTATCCCGGTAGTGTGTATATTACCAAGTACTAGATTTTTTCCCCAATCATTACAACATAAATTATAGTCTCCATTCCAATCTATGAATACATGCGTGAGAGGCTTCTCACATGTACCCTTAACAACCCCGCTGGTTAAAGGAGTCTTTATCGCACCTGCCCGATTACTAAAAAATATAGGTATTGATTCCTGCCCTACAGTTCTTCTATAGACTCTTATAGACGGGAATCCTTTGTATTTTTGTTTAAACTCTTTAAATTCTTCATCAGAATAATTATAGTAAACATTAAATAAGACTCGATACAGTTTTTCATATAGGGGTAAGAACTCATCAAACTTATACCCGTTTGTATTAACTAATATGTCAATATAACCATCTTTTTGATAATCTGCAGCTACCGTAAGTAAGAATTTATAGTTCTTACAGAGAGCAGGCTCGCCTCTACCTGTAATAACAAATGTAATTTTTTTCTGATACTTTTTTGCAACCTTAGATGTCTCTTGAAAAGCCTTAATGATCGTTTCTTCAGACATATGATCATTTAGATTCGGGTAGCCTTGAGACCTGGGGCAAAACTCACACTTAAGATTACATAATTCTGTGGGGTTAATTTCTACAGACCTTAATACGAACAGGTCCTCTAAAGGGATAAAATCCATCTTACCCTCTTGTAATAGATAAAATTTTATCTACTTGTTTTTGTATAAGCGGGGTACGGTTAGGCCAATGAATATATTCTTTATCAGGATCCTTCATTAGGTTAACCATTAATGGAATAATTAATTTCTCTACTTCTAACAATTTAGCCCTGAGTTGTTCTTCAGCTGTTGTGGTAACATTGGTTACGATAGGGGATGATACTGTTTCCTCATCTACCGCGGTAAAACCAAAATCCCATTCAGAGGTAAGATATTCTTTAGGAATAGTCGACATTTTTTTCCTTGTTATTTATTTTGTATCCATTGTATAGTTCTATTAAGCCCATCTGATAACGATACGGCTGGTCTCCAACCTAATTTAACCATTTTACTTATGTTTGTAGCATATCTTGTATCATGCCCCGGTCTATCTTCTACAAATTTAATTTTATCTTCTGACATGCCTAGTTTGTTAATAACCATCTTAACTATATCAATATTAGCTACCTCACTGTCGGCACCAATGCAATATCTTTCGCCTTTTTGACCTTTAAGGTATACTTGATAGATAGCTTTACAGGTATCATCAACATATATCCAATCTCTAATCTGTTTTCCATCCCCGTATACAGGAACCTGGTCTCCGTTTAAAAGTTTTATAATCATCATAGGAATTAATTTTTCTCTATATTGATTTGGACCGTAGTTATTAGAGCTATTAACAATAATAGTATTTAGCCCGTAAGTATTTGCATACGCATTAACAAAGTGTTCTGCTGATGCTTTAGAAGCTGAATAAGGGTTTCGAGGCTGTATTTGAGAATATTCATTAAAATACCCTGTATCGATACTACCAAATACCTCATCCGTTGATACCTGAATAAAATCAGATACTTTGTATTTAATTACCATGTCTAAAAGATTAATTGTACCAACTATATTAGTATATACAAAAGGCATACAATCTTTTATAGAATTGTCTACATGGCTCTCAGCAGCGAAATGAAATATGGTATCTATTTTATATTGTTTAAAGACCTTATCAAGCGATATTTTATCGGTAATATCGCACTTAACAAATTGTATAGGTTGATTTTTTATATATTCATAATTAGATGCATATGTTAAATTATCTACTACGACGACTTCTTTGTGTTTGTTACAAAGTAACTTAACAAAGTTGCTTCCAATAAAACCTGCTCCCCCGGTCACCAATATCATTTTGCAATCCTGCTGAAGTTCTGATGCTTTTCAAATCGAATGACAGATCGGAACTTATCAAATAAAGCATCCTTATGACTGATAATGAATATATTAGATTCATCTCCTAAAGTATTTAGTATGGTCATAACATTATCAGTACCATTAATATCTAGCGACCCATCAAATACCTCATCTAGCATCAATAGATTGGTAGAGGCTGAGTTCTTCATTCTAGCAATCGTACGCCAGGTAAACAATAGCGCTAGGTCAATCTTAGCCTTTTCACCCTCACTAAAAGAGGCATAACTAAACTCATCTCGATGTCTAGATTTAATAGTTTCGTTAAACGATTCATCTAGTTCAAAAGATACAAAAAAGTCCATCGCCTGTAAATACTTATTGACCAGTTTGTTTATGACCGGTAAGTATTGTTTAATGATCTTAGTCTTAATGCCTGTATCTTTGAGGAGTAAGGAGGCAATTTCAAGGTAATGCCTTTCTTCGACCAATGTACTTTTTGCCTCCGAATGAAGGACCACTTCTTTCGCAATTGCCTTAAGTTTGGACTGCTCTTCAGCAAGCTTAGATACATCCGCTCCAGTAGTAGGGATGTCTTGGTTGAGTTTCTGTACATAGTTCTGGTTAGCAATGATTTTAGTATTAAGGCTTATGATATTACTTTTATGATCGGCAATTTTTTCTTCAATAAGAGTAATCTCTTCAAGTCTTGTCTCGATAGCATCAAGTTGCTCAGTCAGGGTTTGAACTGCAGTTTCAATCTCACTAATTTTATGAGTGTGAGCTGCCTTTGCATTCTCTTTGACGTCTATCTCTAAGGCTTGGTTACATGTCGGACATACATCATGCTCGTCATAAAACGATACATGCTTTTCCTGTGTCTTAATTCGCTCGGATAACTTTGTGAGTAGCGCCGCCAACTCTATACGTTTAGTACGCTTCTCTTTATTGTCTGTAATACTGGATTGAAGTAGACTCACCCCGTTATTTACTTCTTCAACACTACCTTGAAGCTGTGTAATCTCTACATTCGATTCAGCTATTCGCTTTTGTACATCTTCAACCTTCTTTTGCTTATCCTCTTCAAGCGTCTTAATATAGTCCTGCTGGATCCTTACCTTAGACTTACCAAGGTCAATCTTATTTTCAAGATCGACTAACTTAACCTTAACATCGTTAGCCTTATCCTTCAGTACCGTATTCATTACAGTAAAGATCTTAATATCTAATAGATCCTCAATCACCTCTCGTCTGTGGGAGGCAGGTAGTTGCATGAAAGGGGTAAAGGAGGCAGAGCCCAGAATAACGATCTGAGTAAACGATTTATAGTTTAACTTAAGTACATGCTCTTCCAAATACTTCTGATAGTCTCTAGCGGCTGCATCCTGGTTCAACAACTCACCATTAAGATGGATCTCGAATACCGTTGGCTTACCCCCACGGCATATCTTATACTCCTTACTGCCAATAGAGAACTCTACCTCTACCAACATATTCTTACCATTAATGGTATTAACTAGCTGAGGCTTATTGATATTACGGAATGGCTTATTAAAGAGGGCAAAGCACAGCGCATCTAGAATAGTAGATTTACCCGCACCATTCTCACCTATAATTAACGTTGTAGGTGATTTATCAAATCTAACTTCTGTGGGTTGGGCGCCAGTTGATAGAAAGTTCTGCCATCTTATAGTCTTAAATTTAATCATTCTTCTTCGTAATTTTGCGCTTCAACATATAATGTCTTCATTAGCGTTTTAATGCGATCCTTATCTGCCTCTGTATCTAAGCTATCAACGTATTGTGACAATAAGGTAACAGTATCTTCTAGATCGATCTCTTGATCACCCATTGCATCGGCTTCAAACTCAGATAAGTCCTCAATAATTTTTAATTCTAATGGGTTAACCTTATACAATCTCTCAATAAACTGATCGAACTTATAATAGTCTTTCTTATTAACTACTATTAATTTAATGTGCTGGTTGGCGTACTGGCTTACATCAATAGTAGAAGGATCTACTTTCTCATCGTCATAGTATACCTTCGAAAAGATCGAAAACGGGTTTTGAATAAATTCCAACGATCTCTTACTGGTGTCGAATATATGAAAGCCTCTAGGGTCTTCGAAATCCGCCCAGGTAAGCTCATAAGGATTTCCAAGATAGTTAATGTTGCCATTACTACTACGGTGGTGAAAGTGGCCAGAACAAACCATGTCGAATTTTTCAAATATTTTAGGATCAAATCCTTCATCGTTCTCATGTCCTTTATACATCTGGAAACCAGCAATCTCAAAGTGACCAAACATCACCTGAGACTTACTTGTCTTCATAACATCCATACACTCATTATAATTATCAGTACATATCCATGGCATTAAAAGTATAGATGTACCGTCAATAGAATAATCGACAGGGCTAGAATAAGCCACGATGTTATCGTAATCTTGGAGAAGTAGGTTCGGAGAATTGACACTGTTGGTGTTCTTAAAAAAGGTATCATGATTACCTACAATCATTACTATTTCTATTCCTCTTGACTTCGCCTGATCAAAGAAATAATCACGGCAAGAGGATAAAGTATTAAAATTAATATACTTACGCCTATCAAAGCAATCACCAAGATGAAAGATTGTTTTAATTCCCCTCTTGTCGATCTCAGGAAAAAAGGTCTCATCGTAAAACCTCCTAAAGAAATTATCGAAAGGAATTGAATCCGATCTAGCCCCAAAGTGGGTATCTGTAACTAGAGCAACCTTACTCAAAATTAAACCTCGTATATAGCAGAGTTACCGGCATGCTCAAATACTTCCGCACTCTTTACATACACGCGATTATTACCGCCTTCACAAAGAATTTCCGTCATCTTCTCATAGCACATCTTAGCAAACATCTCACAACCAACACCTTCAACGATTCGTAAGTCACAAATAGCACCTCTTTCGTAAGGCACTTTACTTTCAGGATTAGTCGACCCCATGTTAACTTGTGTAGCCATTTCTTTAAAGAACGGTAGCATTGGATCATCGTTAGCAACAACCAGAGTATGATCAAACATATCATCTGCCCATGCCTTAAACCCTTTAAGCCCGCCAAAGTCCATTACCCAGTTCTTATCATCTAGCGTATCACAACCGAATACTAATTTAATACCAATCGAGTAACCATGCAGTGTAGAGCAATGACTATGAGTGGCGCGCCATTGCCTAAAGCAACAACTTAATCCTCTATCAGTACCATACGTCTTAGTAGAATAAAACTTACTCATATACTTCCTTTGTTATATCTTATTAATTACAGCAATATACTCATTGTATATAAATGGTGCATCGGGTACTATCTCAGCGCGCTTTTTTCTTATCTTTAGGGTTTCTAAAATATGCTTCAGCCCTAAATTTTCATGAGCATAAACGTTTACTGTATGTCCACTCTTAATAAGATTATATAGTAATCTATCAATCTTATCTATCATATCGGAACCATACTTATGAGATATATCTTCGATAAAATATACCCCACCTTGCTTTAACTTCGGCCATGCGTTATTAAATGTATCTAGTTGTGTCTCGGGGTGATGATGACCGTCGTCAATAATAACATCAAAGGAGTTATCTCGATATCTTAACCATTGACCTGGGTGTGTAGAATCAAAAAAATCTAATTTAATTTTTTTGAACTCTGGATAATTACTCTGAATAGTATCATATTCTTTCAGTTTATGAGAATCATACATTAACTCGATTCCTGTTATCTTGCCTTGTGAAAAATATCTTTGCCAGGCAAGAACCCCGTAGCCATAATAAACCCCTACCTCTAATAAATTTACAGCTGTATCTTTGCGAGAAGAAAGATATTCTGTGTACACTCTATCATAGCCTCGCCATCCCCCGCGATCGGTTTCATCCGGCGACCGATCAGGGTAGTTTTGTTCCTTAGTGTATCTGTTATGATGGGGGTTATAATTTAGATACTCTTTAAGCACAGGGTCGGAGGCCGGGAGTATTTGAAATGGTACAGCCTTATTAAGAACTTTACGTGCCATACTTCTTATCATGCTCCTTACCTATACCATAATCACCGCTATAATTATGTAGGGCTTCGGAATCAAAACTTAAGTACTGACCAATTCGTGTACCTTGTTTAATGCGCGCAATACCACATGTAACATGTAGTACACCGGCCATAGCGCCATGATAGCCAGAGTCGTACAGGCCAGAAGTAATATAACACCCATTCCGGTTAAGAGTTGAGCGAGTAATAATCCACCCTGCCTCCCCTTCTCCGACATGGATGATGTTCTCCATAACAACCTCGTACGCTCCAGGTTGGAGTGTATAAAAACCTTCCAAGTCTGGCAAAATTTCTTCAGAACCACGATGTTTTTTCGAATCATTTGTTACCTCAAATACAGAATTATTAATTTGAAATACCTTACCTAAACGAACATCACAAGCATTAGGCTGTACATCTCCTTCTTGAATATTTGTTAGTTGAGACTTACTGTTAGTGCTTGCAATGTGTTTCATTGTTTATCCTTTTTATTTAAAGGTTGACGTCTTGCACTTTCCTCTTCTAACTGGGCATTTATCATGGCTCTTAGGTATGCCCCCCGTTCGTGGGAACATATAAAGGAGGCAGCTATACGTTTATATTGTTTACTAATTTTAAAGGTTGATGTTGGTTTCATATTATGTAGTATGGGTTTTCTAAGGTGTCAAAGTATGCAATAGGCTCTATTGTCTTATAAGGTAAATTTACCTTAAATACTTTATTGGGAGGTAACTCGCGGAAAGATTCAATTTTAGTTGAACTAAAGTTTAAATTATTATCGTAAAACATTGGAGCTATTTCGTTCCTGAATACAAACAACTCACCACTATTATACATGATACAGGCAAAGGTACCATCTATTCTGGATAGTACACTCCAACCGTAGTTTATAATTTGTTCCAGCAACCATTGAGTATCCCAGGTATCTTCAGTTATATTTTTTTGCTTAATTATACCGTTATGCCAAAGCATGGTATCCCCAAAGGCAGCAGGGTGAATATTTTTTGAGCTTGTAGTAGGCGCCTGGCTGTGAGCTATAAAGTACTTCCCATCTAATGGTAAGTTTGTAATAAGACCTTCAGGCATCTTATTATTATCCTGCATCAATACATTTAAACTAATAGTGTTAGTTGTAAAATCTTTATACGTAAATGAGGAGAGGGAGTAACTTAGCTCCCCCCTATAAGCATTTAACTTATAGAGCTCTTCCAATTTATTTTTATCAGATGATGCAGTTATAGCGCACATATTATACTTCCATTTTTTTGATTAGGTCTTGCCATGGAATTTCTACAGAGTAGAGTATTTGATCTGCCTTACCTATCTTAGCAAAATTAGCGATACGTTCAGAACAACTAGGACACACCCCACAGCTCTTTCCATCTACATCAGGATTATAACATGTAAGGGTAAAGAGAGTCAACTGTAAGTTACCATCAAGTTCCCGGAGTATATTTAATTCATCGTACTTAGATAGTTTACTGAAAGGTGCTACTAGTTTAATTTTAATAATACGATTTTCAGATAGTAGATCGTTTACTTTATCAACCCACCTTTGAGTAGTATCATGATATCCATACTCGTCATGTACCTGCAATCCACAAAGAACAGTATCCACATTTTGAGTTTCAGCAAAAGCGGCAGCAATAGACATCAAGATCATATTACGATTAGGTACATACGTCTTTGGGCGAGGATCCCCAAGTACATCTTTAATGGTAGGCATCTTCATATCGGTATCAACGTTGGCTGAAAACCCTTTTGATATCTCACCTAAGAAGGATGCATTAACAATCTTATGCTTGACCCCTAGCATATGAGTTGTAGCCCGTGCCATATCAATCTCACGCTTCTGCTTCTGACCATAGTCAAAGGTTAGAGCAGAAACATTTTCCTTACCATACTTTTCTACTGCCAACCTCATTGTAATAGTACTATCCATACCACCAGATAGAATTACAACAACACCCTTTGTTTCGGGTAATAGTTTTAGTGCTTCACTTAAAATCATCTTGTTTTTCTTTCAATTCTTTTTGAATACGATGAATGTAGACTGTAGCATCCATTAGTTCTTCTTTCAAGTGTTGAATCCATTGCATTAAGTCTAAGTCAGTCCGCTCGGTTGTAACTCCGTACTTCTTAAACCCATGTAATGATCTTGATTCGAACTCATTACATATCTCATTTACATTAGGATCAGGTCCTGTAATTTTAACTGTCATTGTCTTGGAGTCTTTGTACAAAAGTTAGTAACATCTGCAATTGATGCATACTTATTCATTACTCGGTTATCAGAAGCTCTTACTGGGTTAATATCAATGCCACCGCGCCGAGTATAGAGACATGCAACCAAAAGCTCCTCAGGCTGAATAAGGTCATAAAGACGCTTGTAAATACATTCGGCAATCTCTTCATGAAAGTGATTCTCTTTACGCATTGATACAATATACTTAAGTAATGACTCCGGGGTAACAGCCTTTTCGCCTTTGATATGCACATACACATCCCCCCAATCGGGCTGATTAGTTACTCGGCAATTGGAACGTAGTGAGTAAGAGCGCCACCGCTCGTATCGACCGATACTGGGTACTACTTGTAAAGTATCAGGGCTTTCATTATACTCATCAAACGTCATTTTACCGATATTGCAGTAATGCTCTAAAGAAGTAAAGTCACCAATAATAGGCCTGACAGTATCAATATCACCCCAACGAAGAAATACTTGAACTTCAGAACCTACGACCTCAGATAGATCAGATGCAATTTTATCTTCTACTAGCCAGATGTCATCTGTAGTATCTGCTAAACGGGCCATGTTGTAGGAGTTAAGATAAAGTTTTACGGATTTAGATTCTACAATATTAGGTGAATCTGCATCATAGGTAAACTTTAACCAACCGGATACAGGGAACCCGTTCTTAAGTAGAGTAGAAAATTCATACCCGTTCCACGCATCGACTCCAACAAATGGGAGTTCATTTTCATTAATATTATAAGCCGTACGATTTAGGTAACGAGGTACTGCAACAAGCAAGGACGGGTCTACCTCATCCGGGGTTACATAGGGCTTAACAGCCGTACCATCACCGGCTTTACCAAGATGCACACCTACAATCTTATTAAGTTCTGCTTGAATATCTGTCATTATCTTCCTTCTAAAAAGTCTATAATTTTATTAACCCTATTACGTACAGAGCCTTTAACTCTATGCATAGACAATTCATTCTTTTCTATTGTAGTGTCAAAGATACGAGCGATATTATCCCTGAACTCTAGATCAATACTACGTACACCATCATTTACAATCTCAAACTCTGGTTCAATATAGAACACATAATCGTACATCGGCCATACTTTTGCAAATACATCGCGCACATGGTTCATAGTATTATTATCTACTTTACCCCTTGCACAAAGATAAGACGTATAGACCAACCCATCCAAGGCAGTTCTATCTGTCAGCATATCTTCATACATAAAAGCATTATAGATATGCTCATTCATAATCAGGCGTTGAGTAGTATTTGTACTTTCCTCATTAATAGGTAAGCCATAACTCTTAACCCGACGAGTTACTTCATCACAAATAACGTAGTCTTTAAATAGCTTCTCCGAACGCAATGCATTTAGTAAAGTAGTCTTACCTACCGACTGCGCGCCCGTTATTCCAATTCTCATAAACCTTTTTCTCTCATAAAGAAATTCCATGCCGCTAGCGAAGTCATCTTAAGTGAGTCATATAAATCTTTTTCAGTACAATTCCTATTACGTATATGTACAGACTTTAAAACTTCACCACCATCTAACTCAGAGGTACACCTATGTACCACACTGCCTATTATAATATACTTGTCAGTATCTTGCCATACTTTTTCTTGCGGATCTTTACCCTTTAACTCAGGATATAGATCAATTGCTCCAGGGTGGCCGTTATATATTTCATACCTCTCACATATATCAGCTGGTAAAATCCGTAGGTAACCATGAAGACTAATAAGGGTTTCAGAAACATTATACGTTACCTGGTTTCGAAAATAATTCATTACCAAGTCATGCTCGGCTGACATTATATTAACATCTAATTTACGAACGCCTGGATGGAATTTAATCTTCTCTTCAAAATTATTAGTAACCAAGAGATCGGGCTTGCGGCCTAGACTCTTTGATAGCTCTACAATCTCTGAACCAGTTTGACTAAAAAAGGCAATCCACTTCATTTATCAGCTATCCCGTTACAGTAAGATCTAAACACCGATAAATTCCAATTAATCTTTTCTACCTGCTCAGGAGTGGGTATGGAATTAATAAGATCGACGAGTTTAATGGACTGCTTATTAATAATACCACCAGGCTCATAGACAACATCACACAAACCATGTACGATAGGACTGGACGTGTCAATAGTATCGATCCAATTAAACCCATCACGATAGAAGAAAAACTCAACAGGTAATGCACAACCCAGGAGATGGTGAGGTTTATCTTTATTAATAATTTCATCAGTTAACATTCTAGTTAAAGTTTGTACACGACCAAGTGTATAAGCCATCCATTTATTTGGATGAGGACATACTTCACGATAATAGGAATAATCAAACGAGATTGCAATTTTATCAACACCTATTACTGAATCTAGATATTGATAACATTGAACAAGTTCATTATAGCTCTTACCCTGAACGACACCAATAGACTTAGTACCTATCATAGTCATCTCATCTAGATATTTCTCTTTCCATTCAAGAGCATTATCCATAGTACCCATAGTATCCTCTAATACATCGGGTATAATGTATTCTGTAGGCTTTAGCTTTTTAATCCATTCAGAGTACTCTTTAGGATCAAAAGCAGTACCTAACTCGAAGATAGAGTTATCTAAAATTACATGCCTACCCTGCTCTAATGATTCTTTAAAAAATTTATAATAATCAGGGAGCTCTTCAAATAGGTGTACTAGAGCATAATCGTAGTCGTTGTATTGTCTTGAGGTCGCAAGTAGCGATAGAGGGGATTCGTGGGATATTTTCATTGTATTTGTTCAATAATTGATATATTTGCTACTGAAACCCACATTAACACATCACCTTTTTGACTCTTTTTAGCGTGGGATTTATTTTCTTTAACATACTGTTTCATTTCTTCAACATTATAACGGTAGATAGATTTAGTATCCACATCTACCCCATAAATTTCTTCTGCAGTGGTATTATAAAGCCAGCCCGGTTGGTTACTCTTAGTCCATAATTCGACTGCTAGACGGCCTTTATAGTAGTTTGACTTTACATCAACAAGAGTACCATTAATAATGCAATCTATTTTAAGAACAACCTGGCTGGTTCTATCGTTTTTATCTTCAAAAAGAATGTTATTTACCTTACAATATTCACATACAATAGATTCTCCCAAGTCACCCTTGGCACCTCTTGCACCATAGCGACCTTGGGAGTTAGCGTACCAGACCATTACTTCTTAATTAAAGACATGAACTCAGCTCTTGCCTCGGGCTCACTACGGAAGCACCCACCAAGCTTGGCTGTAATGGTTGACGATGAATGATCTTCCACCCCTCGTGACTTAACACAGTAATGTACTCCTTCAATTACTACCGCGACATCCTCGGTACCTAAGATATAAACTAAAGCCCAGTATACTTGCTCGGCAATACGCTCTTGTACCTGAGGTCTGCGAGAAAAATATTCTACGATACGATTAAGTTTAGATAGACCAAGTACCTTATCTTTAGGAATATATGCCACATGGGCCTTACCGTCGATAGTTACAAAGTGATGTTCGCAGTTAGACATCATTGTAATGTCTCTTTCGACTACCATTTCATCGTACCTCATCTTATTTTCGATAACGGTACATTTAGGGAAGTTCTCAGGCTTAAGACCCCAAAAGATCTCATTGACGTACATTTTAGCTACCCTCTTAGGAGTATCCATAAGTGAGTCGTCGGTAAGATCAAGCCCTAGGGTTTCCATTACAATAGTAAAATACTTCTCAATCTTCTTAATCTTATATTCGTCTTTCTTAAGAAGGGGATCGATTAAGGAGGGCGTATGTACGCCTTTCTCTCTTAAGAATTCTTCAATTTTATAGCCAAGTTCGGCATCACATTTATTTTTTTGTAAGCTCATGAAAAGTCTCCGTGTTCTATATGCATTAAGGTTTCTATTTTATCTACGATATTAACTAGATCTGGCTCTGGATTTTCATCCCTTCTTTTCTTTAGATAAGGGTATGCTCTAAACAGTAGATTAATTAGAATCCTCTCGTAAGATACTACTTCTTTAGTATCAATCATTAAGTACCCCATTCATTCTTAAATAAAGGAACCTGTAGTCGATCACTATAACGATAACCCATTTTCATTGCCAGGTTAGCTACGTTTCTATTATTAAGAGCGTATACAGATTCAACACCCCCTACAGGCATTAAGTATACGTGACCTCTAAAACCGGCGGCACGATAGGCAGCAGTTGCTTTTTCTGCTTCCTCAGCGTCCTCTGGGGTTGCAATTACAAACTTAAGGTAAGTATAACCGATATTTTCATATTCTGCAACTGTTTCGGGCTTAATTGCGTCTTCCCACGTTTCCCCAGACACTGATAGCTTAGGAGAAACAGAGAAGGTAATTTGTCTGTCTAGATTGCCTGGATGGCCCCAGCCCCATCTTTCTAGATACTCTTTGAACTCTTTTGTTAGTTCTTGCGTACCGTTGGTCTCAAATGTAATTTCTTTCAAGTCTCTCATTTCTTTATGCTCGAGCAAATCCGGGTATGCTCTTTGCCAGCCAAGTAAAGGCTCACCACCGGTAATTACCAGATGAGCATCCCGCCATTGGTTATACGGTAGCATTTCTTTAATACGTGTTACGATAGCGTCAGATTCAAGCATAGGGCTTAAATTTTTAAACGATGGGTGCCAGCTAGCGTAACTATCACATCCTGTGCTTACAAGGGGTAATTCCTTATAGTCATTGAACATATGTACAACTTCTGCAATATCTTCAACCTCTTTACTCAGTTCACCACGCGGCATGCCGAAGCCGGCACACTTAAAGTTACAACCAAATGTACGTAAAAATACTGAGGGAACACCCATGTACCGACCCTCACCCTGAATAGAGTAAAATAATTCGGCTATTTTAATCTTCGACATTTATCTTCCTAACTGTTTGTTAATTTCTAAAATTTTTGTAAAGAAACCATGGGTTTCAATACTTGCCAGACACCCTACGTCTTTAGGTAAGCAATGGCCTTTAAAGCCTTTGAGCCCATCATCCGGGCTAGGAACAACTGAGTATTGAATACCGACCCGTTGATCTGCTCCAACCCCGATTCTAACTTTATCATAATCTGCATTATACTTTTCACACAACTCATTAACCATATTATAAAATATGACTTTAGTTGCTAGACCAGCATTTTGACAGAGCTTAATTATAGCTGCTTCTTTAGCCGAGACGCGATGGGAGAGGGATGGATCAGTGTAGTAATTATTTTTGTACAGATACTCGTCTAATAGAGCTGTATGTTCTGGTGCACCACCCAGAACGACAATCCACGGTGTATCCATTTTAAGATCGTCCGTCTGTCTCATAAATTCAGGAAACAGTACAACGTTGAGGCTGTAAGTAGATTCCATGTAGTCAACAAAACTAGGACTAACAGTAGATCTAATAGCCACAACACCATTAAACGATTTATCTTGAAGCATGCTCAAGACACCCTTAACGGTTTCGTGATCTTCGGGGGATGTTCGTAAAGTATCTACACAAACGATAGCAAGATCGAAATCTTGAAAGTTGTGTATAAGGTACCCCTTTGCGGGGTCATAAAACTCTACTGGGCTAGTAAGGGTCTGGGCCGTAGCTTCACCGACCTTACCTTTACCTATAATTACAGTCTTCTGCAAAATAGCTCCTAGTTATTTAAGAATAGGTGGAAGGGCACCTAACTCACTATATCATAATATTATATGTTATTTATTCTAAATTATCAAGCAAGTTCGGTAATTTTTCTACCTTTTTCTTTTTATACATCGACTGCTTAATCTCTTTACGAGCAGGGTCGATACTATCGCTCTGTTTACGTACCATTTCTAAAAGATGATTTACCATCTCCTCGTTACCCTCAGCTTGAGTAATGATTTGGTCAATATCAATATTTTCAAGAAACTTATATTTTGTAGCTTGTTGCTTTTTTTCTTTTTGTATTCGTCTTACGAATGCAAAGTAAATTACTTGTGTGTAATATGCAAACGGGTTAGAGGACCGGTCAGGGTCAAACTTACCTACAGCAGTAAGGCAATTCTCTATTCCATCAGAAATCATATCATCTTTAAAGGAATAGTTAATGAAATTGGACTTGTATGAGAGGTGGGTAGCTATTTTTATAAAGCATTCTCCGAGATAATTACTCACCCTTGGTCTTTCAAGGCCTTGCTTTTCCGCCTCTACTACTTGCGCTCGATAATCAATTAAAGCCGCTAAGAACTGTTTATTATCAACGTAATGAGCAGGTTTTGGCTTCTCACCAAAGCGTCTCTCAGTGGTAGGTTGTATTTGATCTTGTGTTTCCGTCATCTTCCTCTTCCGTTGCGTCACCTAATAATGCATCCATTAATTCTTCGTACATTTCATCTTTACTGTTATCAGTATTCGATTCTTCATGCATTGAGAATTTACTACTACTTTCTTCTACATACTGCTTGTATTGCTCTAAGGCAGAATTATTAACATCTACAGCAACTATAATACTGTGAGTCGGTATCCTTACTATATCTGGAGCACCCATTTTTATCCACGGTTGCAAGATGTATGTTTCAACGAGCCTGTTACCACGAGGAAATCTCATTGTACTGATTTGTACTGGGTCAACTACGTCAATAAATTCTTTACCTTTAAAACTCATACACTCATCATCAGTGGAGACTATAAGATCCTCCCCATTAGAAAGCTTTAAGAATTTACAATACATTAAATTGCAACCTTTACCAGTTTATATTCGAAATGCTCATCATTATAAGTCTTTATTCGTTCAATCATGTGCATTAATGTATAGTTCTTTCGAGACTTCCATGTCATGTCATCCCCTATATCATAAAGATTGCAATGGGGTTTATCATCCCCGAGTCTTAACCCTCTACCGATAGATTGAAGATTGCGAATCCTAGATTTTGTAGGTGATGCAAAAATAATATTATGAAGATTACGAATATTTATACCAGTAGAAAAAGTTCCGTAAGATGCTATAATAATTGCATCATTTTCTTTCTCTGTAATACTTCGAGTTAGTTCCCGTTGATGGGTATCTGTACCGCCGTATACGAAAAATATTTTTCTATTCTCTGCCGCCTTAGATTGAATTAGGTCATGTAGAATTTGACCATGCTTCTCTACATACTGAAATAGAACTAATGTATTACCTTTTTGAGAAAGAGCAAGATTTCTAATAAATTTATTTCTTGGCTCATGTCCACATAAAAAATCCATTTCTTCAGGGTACTTAAGTTCTTTGTTTTGTTTTTTTATATCATCAGTATACTCTAAAACTAATGCAAATATTTTAAGTTCTGCCAATTGATCGTTATCCATCAACTGCTTGGTAGTAGTCACCTTATATACCGGCCCAAATAATCCTTCTAGCACCAGTCGATGGGTTTTCGTACCATCCAGGGTACCAGTTGTTCCTATTCGATAAGGTGTATTAACCATCTTATGCATGATACCAGTCAGGGACTTAGCTTTAAACGTATGAGCCTCATCACCGTATACTACCTCATAACTCTCAAACCATTTCTTAGGTAACTCATAAACCGACTGCCATGTTGAAATAACTATTGGTAGAAGATCTTCCTTAGAGTGGCCTGAATATATTCTAGAGCAATTATGAGAGACTTCCCATCCATTATTTTGAGAGTATGCCTGAAAATCTGAGTACATCTGCTCTACCAACGACGTAGTAGGTACTAGGATGATCTGCCTTCGCCCGAACTTCTCATTCCATCTAAGAAGACAGTAGATGATAAGAGACTTACCTGACCCAGTTGGTGATAGTAAAAGATGTCTACCATTGGATATAGCCTGATATATTGCATCAAGCTGATACTCTCTAACAGAGGCATTGTTTGGTAATGATATGTTAAGTTCATCAACAAACTTACTTACTATTTCAGGAGTAACAGCATCACATTGCTGATGGTATTGTTCATAATCTATAGTATAACCATTAACCTCGCAAAAATGCTCTAGATAGCCAAGCAGACCGACATACAACTCTTTTGTAAGCATGGAGAATAGTCTGATTTTTCCATCCCAAACCTTATTACGAACTAATGGGTGAAATTTTGCTCCCGGGGATTCAAATGTAAAATGATCTGATATTTCCTGAGCAATAGAAGGATCAGCTTGTACTTTTAAATATACTTCATTTTTCTTAGAAAGTATAATGTTAGCCATTACATCATACCGTTAGTAAATTTCATATATTCGACTGCAGTTTTTATGTCCCAGGTTCTTGAGTTAATAGATCTAAGTATCTGCTCTAATGTATAAATTACAGTTTTAAAATATTCTACTTTATCTTGTAATTCAATTAAGTCCTTATCACATTGTAAGAACTCATCCATTTCGTTCTTTAGAGGTTTATTTCCTTGAAATTGCTCCCACTCGAGTACAGCCAACTCCTCACGTGACATCTCCCCTCTATAATATCGATACTTAAGGCGTCTGGTATTATAATAATCAGACTCTACTTTTCGTAATTGTAGCTTAACCTTAGAAAGACTGGTAAGATATTTGGCGTGAAGAGTAGGTACCCGGGTTGACTCACGACCGAGGTTTAACTCATCGATCGTAGAGTCTTTAATCCATTCATCTTGTACTTCAGTCAGTTTCATAATTTAAAGTTAAAGTTAATCGGGTAAGTCTAGAACTTTAATTTCTTCCTTGGGAAGTAATACTGGAGGTTGTTCGGTCTGGGGACCCCATTGAATAATAGCTGATGGGTTACCCTGGAAGCAGAAATGACCGTAATGGTTAAGAGAGATAGAAGGATCTAACCAGATATCACCGCCAATTTCTTGCCAACGACGACAGAAGGTATAATCTTCGGAAAGATACCGTCTATCAATTGGATCAATCATCGTATCAAATAACGCGTAAAAGTTATCTGTAATGTCAGCATTATTAATCTGTACATCATTATTATACTTCAACTCAGGATATGCTTTAAGCATTTTAAGAATAGCTTCACGCTTAATCATCATAAACCCAGTACCGGCATCATGAAGTTTAACTACGCCGTTTTCAATCTGGATAGTTCTTTCTTCGCGATTGGAGAATTTGAAGTTAATAGCATAGTCAGAACCAAATGAAGCAATTTCCTTGTCTGTAAATTGCTTGGTACCGCTCTCGGGTAACTGCATATTATCCTTAATACGCTGCCATGATACCCCTTTCTTAGGATACGCTCCAACAATAACATCTTTATCATGTGCATATAATTTAATGACGTCTTCTACTTGAAATTCTATATCTGCATCAATAAAAAATAGATGGGTATAATCGGAAGAGAGGAAGTACGCAAGAAGAACATTCCTAGCTCGTGTTACTAGAGACTCATTAGCAATAGTACCAAACGCCAATGGTATTTGATTTTGATTGAAAAAGGTCATCATTTTAATTACAGAGCGGAAATAGGGCTCCATAAGCTGACCGCCATAGCATGGGGTAGCAACAAAGAATTTATTCTTACGCATTTCATTCAAATCAACGCGCATCTGTTTTACATTACTCATTATTTAACTCCAAGTTAATATTATAAAGCTTCAATAGTAAAGGAAGTATACTTAAATGAAGCTATCCCTACAAAATAATCTACAGCAGAACTTGTTACTTCAAAGTCCAATGCCTCTACTGAGACAGGAAATAGATCTCTCAACATTATATTAGTTTTAGGTACATTATTGCTATCTAAAATGGTTAATGTACCATCTGAATATCCCAAAGCCTCTGTATCTCCTCTAGAATTTTTATAGAATGGAAACCGACTCAACCTCTCTCCTGTAAACGCTTTATATTGATTATAGTTGTTTGGAAAGCCAAGTGCAATAAGCCATTCAAATAATTCCAAATAATTTGACATATCCTCCGCAATTAAAAACCTAATTGTAAACTCACCAAATGTATTTTTATCACCTATTCTTGGAATGTCTAGAAACGGCGTTGGCTGAACGGCGAAACCTAATTGCAGCGACGGTAGGTTTGCTGACTGACAAGTATATGCTACGTTGGGAAGGTCTTTAATAGTAAATCTAAACGCATTAGGTCTTAGATAATTATATACGGCTGGGGAACCATTGGTTACATCAGCCAGTACTGTTGATATATTAGGTGTGTAAGCCATCTATGCTCCTCATTAAATGTATCGATTATTTATCCACAAAAAAAAGAGGGTCATTTCTGACCCTCTTTTAAACCCGATCTTCGTCGGTTTCGTCAATTACATTAAGTTGACTACTTTAGAACGACGATAGTACTGGTTGCGGTTAGCAGTAAATGTATCTTGGTCAGCAACTGCGCTGTTTGCGTTTGTTGTAACGTAAGGATTTGCTACCATACCATAACGAGTCTTGAAGCCGATTTTTGGCTGGAAGCTAGTAGGATCAACTGCACGAACCATTTGTAGAGGTACGTAAGGGCAGTAGAAAATACCGGCATCGTAAGGTGAAGTACCTTTGTAACCAACAACGTAGAACTGGGATGCAGCACCAAGGTTGGCAGAGTATGGGTCAACTTAAACTCGCATACGACCGTTCAACACACCAGCAAAAGTGTTACCTGTATCATCAACATTTAAGTTAGTTGATAATGCAGGAGTATAGTCTAGAACACCAGCCATCGAGAGTGTGGAAGCAACGTCTGCCGAGCAAACGATGAAGTTACCTTTACCACGACGAGTGTCTTGACCAATGTGGTTAGCATCACGTTCAATGTTGAACAAGATGCCTTTGAAGCGCTCAACAGACCAACGACCGTTAGAATCAACGTCAAGGTTGAAAGTACCTGCAGTTGCTGTAGAAGGCGAACCTGCTTTAGCAACAGTGTAGATTGTACGAACAACTTCACGGTTAATTTCAAACATAATTTCTTGCGAAAGAATGTTGGACAATTCGCTTTCAGCGTCAAGACCATGAACTGCTTTTAAGTCTTGAGCAAGCTCTAGAGTGTATTCAGCTTTTAGAGCACGTGTCTTAGCTGTAACTGTTGTCTTGTCAATTGCAAATGCCATTGAACCAAAAGCGTTGGAAGCAGAATCACCGAGTGCTTCACCTTCAGCAGTCGTCATACCCTTACCAGTTGTGTAAGCACCATCAACTGGATTGTTACCTGCATGAGTACCATTTTTAGGTGTACCAGAGTAGTTTGCATCGAAACCAGAAGACGAGAAGTCTGTATCTGCTTCGTTGTACAAGGCCTCGGTAATACCGGCGTCTGTACGTACGTTACCGTAGGCGGAACGCATTGCGAAAATTAGACCAGTTGGACCAGTCATTGGCTGTACACCGCAGATGTCATATGCCATTAGGTTTGGCATTGCGCGACGTACGAGACCAATCATGATAGGATCATAGCGATCGATACCAGCTGTCTCGAAAGAGTTGTTAGCGGGAGCTACTTCGGACATCATCTGACGATCTTCACGAAGAGCCTTTTCTTGGTTCTCTAGAAGAACCGCAGTAACGGTCCGCTTATAGCTGTCTTTGATTTGAGGAAGATCGGCATGATTAATAACCGCGCCCCATTTTTCCTGTAGTTGTTCTGATAGGTACATTACCTTCTCCTTTGTGGATTATACTTGATATTTATAAATTAGCGAGTTTTGACTGTTCTTGCTAGAGCTTGAACATACTTTGTCATAACAGGATTGTCAAAAGCAGCCGGATTTGTACCGCTTTCTTCTACGAGCATCTTCTCCGGGGATTTAGGAGCCGACTTAGGGAAATAATTTTCCTTAATTACAGCTACTTTTTCACGGTAAAGACTTTCATTTTCAAAATCAACACCCTCTACTAGCTTTTTAAGTTTTTCAACTTCTGTAGCGGCAAGATCTTTAGTTTGTTCTTCAAAAATCTTAGACAGTTTTAGTTCTGTTAACTCTTTTGAAGTTTGAACATTAGATTGTATAGCTTCGTTGAGATCAGCTTCTAATTGTTCGGCTTTAGTTTGAAGCTCATCTAGTACATTATACTTCTCTTCTGGAACATCAATGTAGTGTTCTTTAAAGAGTGTTTTAAGACCAGTGATGAAGTCTTCAGCAATTTCTGTACGAAGACCAGATTCAACAGCTATGGCGTTTTCTTCCATCCATTGCTCAACAACATAGTTAAGATATGAATCAACTTTTTCAACTAGACCTTCTTTAAATTCAGCAAGATCACGATCTGCTTGCTCTTCTAGTTTTAAGGTTACCTTTTCCATCTCGTTGTTAACTCGAGCAATAACGGCGGCTTCGAAAATTGAAGTGGCTTTTGTTCTGAATTCTTCGGAAAGATCTTCACCAAAGATAGAGTCTAGTTGACCTTTAATGTCAACAGATTCTTGGAATTTAGATACCCCACCCATACCGTTCATTGAGCCGGCAATTTTATGGCCTAGCTTATGCTTTGAATCTAGACCAAAAGCCTGATTTACTTTCTCGCCATGTACTTCATCGCCATCTCCGTGCTTGCTAAAACTAATTTTAACTTTTTTATCTCCAGACGGGTGGTGAAGGGTATAGGTATCACTTGTTCCTGAGTCACTTAAGCCTCTATGTAGAGTAATTTTATGTCCAGCAACTTTAGCTGTAACATTGTCTTCATCTTCTTCATTAATTACCCATTCAATAGATTCTTCTGTCTCTTCCATAGCGGCGGTCTTTACAGACTTAGCATCACCTTTAGATTTTGGAAGTGAGGTATCTTTTGATACAGACATAGCGTTCTTTGAACCTAAGTTCTCTGTATCCTCATCTGTCTCTGTGAATGAAGCATCTTTAGATGAACCTTGCTTGGGTTGTGTTGTATCACCGGCAATGGCAGCAGTAGCAGCTTTTGAAGTGTCCTTGGACATTTTCATAGCCGCCTTTGCGCCAGTGTCAGCCATACCAGCTGCAGCAAGATCCTCTTTAGATTCTTCAGTCAGTTGTTGCTTAACGTTTGTACGAGTAAGCAACTCCTTAATTTTATTTTCGACTGACATCCGTTTTCTCCTAAGAGGGTTTGTTTATGTTATATTTATACGGTTAAATTATTTGATACTTCGTAAGAACGATTCGAATATCTGTAATTTCACTATACTTAGATCCGCCTTGGAAGCTTTTCTAATTGCTTGTTGAGCCTGCTCAATTTGTACTGTTTTCCATACCCCGTTATCCAGTATCCATTCAGCGGATTCCATAATGCCTTGTACAAATGCATCGGGTGCGCTTGGGTCAGCAACAATATCAACTGTGGCAAGGTGAAAGTCATCTTGTACTTCGTTAATACCGTTTTTTTCCTTTAAAGAACCAAGCCCTCTTGAAGATACCCCCAATCGAACTCCTTCTTCAAGAAAATTCTTTGCGATCTTGCCCATGGGTGTATCTAAAATCTTTGCTCTACCCATTATATCATTTCCCTCAAACCGTAAACCGGTGATTAGATGAGATACTTGGTTAAGATTAATTTGTGGGTTAGGAGGGTGACCTAGTTCACCTAAAGATCTTTTTTCTCCTATAAGCTCTTGGTATCTAGAAATCTCTTTCTCCATGATACCTTTTGGATACATGCGGCCATTTTTATTAGGCTTTTCTGCCTGCATAAAAATACCTTCGATAAAAATGTTTTTTGTGCCGTCTTCTGTTTTTTCAACTAGATATTGGACACTAGATAGTTGTTCAGTAATTAACTTCATAGTGAGCCCGGTCCTTGATTTTGTCTGTTTGGAACATTGTATCCAGCTGTCTTTGAGAACTGTATAATAATAGTACCTTGTACAGCACCAAGATTAACCTCAACGTTTGCGCTTGAGTTGAGATTAAGCACAGCGCCAAAGGAATCAGAAAGATTTAACTCATTTTGGCCTGCATTACACGCAAATACTAAATTACCACCTCTTGTTATGTTAGCTGAATTAGCTACATCGTAGGCAATATCGGTAATAGTCAGTTGTACGTTAGCGGCATCAATTGTTTGATTGGAGTGGAGGGCATCGTAAATACTAATATTAGCACTACCAGAGCCTACTATTGCAAAAGCAGCCTGGGCTGCAGTTACTTTTAAAGTTCGTTTATCTGCCATTTGTCATTCTCTTTTTTTTGTGGTTGCCATGATATTCGGCAACCATTATTTCTAATTTTTCTGTAAATACCTTTTTAATGCCTTCATCAAACTGAACGGCATACCATTCAATGTTACCTTGATCATCTGGTTCAGCGTGAAGACCGTCTACAACTACACCTTCTCCAAACATATTTGAGTATACGTGTTTGGCACAAAGGTGCTCACCTTCAGATACTGCAGGTATTTTATTACGTTGTTTGTCTAATGGATCAGTACGGAGCATAGGTCCCCCATTACCGTCTTGATCCGCATCCCCGCGCTTGAGTTTACCATCTTTGGTAAAGTGAAAGCCTTTAGGAGCACCTTTGGTTTCAACAACGGTTTCTTCTTTAATATTTTTAAATTTATTCCAATCAGAAGCATCAGTAGAAACAACTTGATTTAATTTAATTTTATGGCCAAGACTAGAGGTAGTATGTATTTGAGTACTAGCACCGCTACCAGACTTGTGGGATACTTTAGACATATAATGCTTACCATCATGCTTATAGATAACAGTACCACCATTAGCTATATCGTCTTCAGTATAACCTTCTACAACTGCTTCTTCTTCCATCTCATCCACATCTTGCTTATTATGCATTAGATAGT